ACTCGATATAGTTCCGATCCGTCTAATATATACCTTTACTATGAGTTTTTTTAATACAAACCTTTACGGTAGTCATGACCTAATATAAATCATACCTTGATCGCAACATATATATAACCACTGAAGCGTTAACCCCCATATAAACGTATAGTTGATCGCTACATATATATAGCCCAAGCCGTGTACAGATTGCATATAAAGGTTAGGGTAATATATACCTTTGCATTGTAAATAAATCTAAACGTCATATTACGTAAGATCATTGCCTAATATAAATCATACGTTGATCGCTAATAATCTATACATTTATATTACTAATACGATTGAATCAAGACATGGCAGATAACACATCTACTAGCAAAGAAAAAACAATCTTAAAGCCTGAAGGTATAAGTCAAGACGATTGGACTTTAGCCCTTCAATCTGTAAAAGCTGAGAAGCTAAAGAGAGAACGTATAGCCAATGGAAAAGATACCCTAAAGTATCTTGTATCTTACATGGAAGATAACAGCTATACAAACAAGAACAAAGAACACGTTAGTACACCAAAACTATCGTTCTCAACTCTCGCAAATGAGATAAACCTCGCAATAGCAGGTAATAAAGCAGGTTTAAAGGCAGATGGCAACGATTACTTTAAGATGTTGACCTTTGAAGCAAACGGTCATAAGGTTGAAAGCGTAGAGGCATTAACCAAGATGATTAATGATATAATGAGTTAGATCAATAAGCGATCAACTATTATGTCAAAATCCTCTTTTTATTTATAAAACATTTCCACAGTGTTAGAGGGGGTATTATAGACGCGTAGGTCGATATAGCGAAAAAACGAAAAAAACGATCCCCAAACATACAAATCCTAGATACAAATAGGATTTATAAAAGGGTGGCAATCTGATCTATTCTTGGTCTTCTATCTTTTCAGGTTCTTCCTTCTTATCAGAACTAATCTCATTACTAACCATTGTACCCTGAACACGGAACAAACATCTGATTAGTTGTCTCTTACTATGTTCACCGAATGGATCAGTACAAGCAACACATATAATACTTGCGAGGGCTTTATTACCTAACATCATACATCAACCCTTGCACCACAAGATCGACAGTATGCTATCTTTAATTTACTATTAGACTTATAAAAGAAGTTGGGGTGATTACAAACAAAATTAGCCATGACCTACACCTTGTAATACAGGATCATCAAACTCTAGAATCCCATCATGACTTAATCTAGCGATCTTTCTTTGTAATAAATAAAGTCTATTTTGAATCTTTGTTAAATCTCTTGAAAGTAGTTTAACCTCATGTTCTAATTCAGAAATATCCATATATATGATATATCATTCTATTATATAAATCTATTCTTCCTTCTTTTTCTCTTCTGCTTCTTCTAATGCATCTTCAACAAGGAATGTAAGTTTCCAGAATGTTTTATATGCTTGGCGTGGTATTTCCTCTGCTTCTTTTCTACCATATTTTAAAGTGAACCAATTAAGTATCTCATTAAAATCCTTAACATTTAATTCAACCATGTTTAAGAGCCATCTTCTCTAATGAACTTAATAATTTCTTATATAACTTTTCATCTTTCTCTTTTATAATCATTCCCCATCCTGCCATTATACCAGATAATGTACCAAGGAATGTTTCTAATTCATCCTTATTTCTTATCATATCAACTGGAGGTATTACACCATTTCTAATACTTAATAATGCAAACTCACAGGCGTTTGCTACACCTTCATACTCATCATCATTGTATTCCATAAATTATTTTTAATACTCCCTATTTATAATGTTTGGTACTGGCTGGTTAGTTACTCCAGTCCTCCGTTAAACGGTATGCAAACTCACACTACCAGTACAAATTATCTTTACAAATCTTTTACATAAAGATAACGTTTTTCGACAAAGTTTATAAGTGACTGTTATATGAAACATATATGGGTTTTCGTGATACAATAGGTAAAGTTTTAGGTAGAGGTAACGTCACGAAGGGATATACTGAATCAACTACAAGACCAAGTATAGCACAACCATATATGAGTACCGATACAGGTGCAAAACTTCCAATATTCCCATTTCCTCTAATAATGATATATGAGTTAGCAGATAATATAGATGCATTAAGAATACCAATTGAGACACTTAACCGTGAGATGTTTAAGAATGGATTTGAAGTAGTAGAGAAATACAAATATAAATGTGCAAATTGCAGCAAAGAGTTCCAATATGAACCAACAGTAGGAGACAAACCAGATGACCAACCATTTGCATCTAATCAGGATAATGAAGCTAACTATATACCAAAACGTAAAGCATTAGTCAATAAACAAACAGAACAAGCTAATCTCCAGTGTGATACTTGTGGTTCAACTGAACTATTAAGACCACAGCCAGAACATAGAAAGAAATTAGAAGACTTACTAGAAAACCCTATTAATGGAAATGAACAGAACTTAGAAGATGTATCTCGCCAACTTGAACGTGACTTAGAGATAGCTGATAACGCATATCTACTATGTCTGAAGAACTATTACATAGATGACACTACAAACAGAATAAACCATGATAGAACAGAAATAAAAGAATTCTTACGTATAGATCCACCACAGGTGGCAATGATTGCTGACTCTGACGGAAGAGTTGGTTATGATGATAAACGTAACCAAATATTTGTATGCCCACGATTTGAACATAGAGATAAAAGACTAAGTGCAGCAGTATGTGACCGTTGTGGTGCTGAAGCACTTAAAGCAGTTATAGAAGTTAACTCTGTATATTCAATAGGAATCCCACAGCCAAAACGTGTTATATATGGTGAAGGTGAAGTTATATGGAAAGCAGGTAAATACAAACCAAGCTTAATTTACGGTTATTCGCCAATCTACTCTGTATGGAGTAAGGCAATGTCTTTATCTCATATGGATGAATATGTAAGAAAATACTTTGATAAGATGAGACCACCAAGAGGTTTACTTGTTATTGCTTCACGTAACTATGAGACATTCAGAAAGTCCATGGATGTATTAGAGCAGAAAGCACAAGAAGATCCATATATGATACACCCACTACTTGTTGAGAGTGATAAAGGAAGTAAGAATATGGCACAATGGCTTGACTTTACTGGCTCGCTTAAAGAATTAGAATTTATTAATATAAGAAAAGAACTTAGAATGATTATTGGTGCAGTATATGGTGTTTTGCCTTTATACTTTGGTGAACTACCTTCTGGTTGGTCGCAAGAAGGATTGCAAGTAACCATTACCAATAGAGCAGTTAAATGGGGACAAGACATTTTAATGAAAGCATTTTTCAGAAAGATAGCAAAGATGCTTAATATAGAAGATTGGGAATTAAGATTAAAGACAGGAGAAGAAACAGATAAACTAAGAGACTTACAGATAGAAGGTGTTGAGATACAAAATATGCAAGCCATGCAAGCAATGGGCTTTGATATTACAAGAACACATACTGGTGAGTTTAAGGTTTCGAAAGATACTGCATTTAATGCTGCTGATATGATAGGAATGGATGCACAACAGAAACAAGGAAGAGGTAGAGGTACAGCTGCACCTGAAGAAGACACACAGGACTTTGAAGGTGAACCTAGCCGAAGATTACCAAGTGATGTTGGAGGTGTTGGGCAAGGACACCCAGCAAGTGGTTCTGGTACAAGTTTGAGCCAAAAAGCCTACCCTGATGGCATTACACCTGACAACTATAATGTTGTAAAGAACGTCTTACAGACATCCGTTGATTTTGGCTGGACAAAATCGAAAACAATCGCACAATTACGTAAAGATGCACATATGACTGTTAGAAGTGCTAGGGATTTAGTTAAGCAAGAATTTGATAATATGAGGAGGTGGGAAGATGAACAAAAAGAATAGTAAAGCTAAAGAAATAGAACATACACATGAAGATGGTACTACACATAAACATATAGGTGGTGACAAAAAACACGAACATAAAGATGTTATTAAGAAAGAAATAAAAGTAAGTACAAGTATCACAACTAAAGTAGAGAGAATGATTGATGTAACACAAACATGGAATGAAATAGGTATATATATCAACAGTACACCGTTAGATGAATATGCTGCTAACAATGTATATGTTATATTACAGGATGCTTTGAAGAAAATACAGTTGGCTGATAAATAATGGCAACAAAATTACCTGTTGACACAGGTGGTACTTATGTTGGTAAGAAGCTTTGGGAGAAACATCAGAAGAATGAGTACACTAAAGTTAGTAATTATAAGGAAGCTGTATGTCTTAACTGTCTAAAAGTTGATGCAACTAGTGCAACTATAGCTGATATATGTGGAGATTGTGCAGGAAAACGTGGTAGAGAACCACTTTTAGCTAAAGTTTCTGAGAAAATGTACGGTTTATGCTTCTTTTGTGGTGAATATAAGTTTCATATTGAACAAATTAACGGTAGATTCTGTAGTCCATGTCATAGACGTATAGCAGATGTAACAAAAAAGTACAATAAAGATGGTGGTATGTTTGGTGCTGATCCATTTTGGAAGAGTATGAAAAGAAAATTAGGTAAAGACTGGGCTATACTAATGAGTAATCCACAATCACATAGAAAATAATTATTCTAGAACTAAATTTATTCTATTTGATGTAAAATCATAAAATCTTTTAGCGTAATCTATCTTTTTCGGTTTAGTTAGTGTATCTCCATAGTATCTTCCTATTCTAAAGAAGAGATCACATGATCTTAATTTCTTAGGGAAGAACTCTATCCTTTCTTTCTTAGGATTGAATTGAATCTTCTCATATAATACTAGTTTTTCTTTTCCTGTCAAGTATTCTTTAACTTCATTAGCAAAGAAATGTACTATTGTACGGTTAAGTTGTGGTCTTGATACTTCTTTAATGATGTCGGTAACCACCCACAATTTTTCGCCTTCGGCAATATACATATCGAGTATGTCGGTGCAAAACTCTTGCGAGTAAATTTTATCGCCATACTTTTTTTTGAACTCAGCCATGTTTTGATATACGTATATAGATGTAGCCATAGTTAATATACAAAATACTTATTAATTAACCCTTCTATGAGAAATTATGAAGTGTAAATGTGGTAAAAAAATGTATTGTTATACAGAT